TATGCGGATGCCATTCTCAAACTCGACTTCCACAGTTCTATCGCTCCCCGGATGCGGCAATGGTTCCGCAAGGATTCTTGTGACCGTTCCGACTCGTCCGCTGCTAGTTTCCCGAACGCTGTCGCCTGCTTCGAACCATGCATATCTTTCAATCAGGCTGGGCTTAAAGGACTCTGTGTCATTCCGGCGCTGACCTCTGAAATTGCAAACGACCTCAACGATTCCCTCTACGCCCGGAAATTCACTTACAAACACGTCGATAACGGTTCCCTCTCGATAATCGCTTACGACGCGAATCCTGTCCCCTTTCAAGAACCGTTTAGATGGATGCTCACGGTCATCCGCAAAATCATAATTGCTGATCATTGTGTTGTGTCTCCCCGCTCACTTGCAGTTGCGTTAATCGCGACGATCGGGGGCGATAATGAAGAAAGCGTTTAGGCGCCATTCTGCCCACATCACGCGCTCGCGCGGTTGGCCGGCGCTTCGCGTCGCCGCACTTCGCCGCGACGGCTTCAAATGCCGCGCGTGCGGGTCAGGCGGCCGGCTTGAAATCGATCATGTCGAGCCGGTGCGGACGCATCCGGAATTGGCGTTCGATCTCGCCAATTTGCAGGCGCTATGCGTCGCCTGTCATTCCCGAAAAACGCGCATCGAATGCGGATTTAGTCCGCCGTCGCCCGATCGTCTCGCATGGCGCGAGGCGGTCAAAGACTTGAGCAACAGAAAGGTCATCCCATGCTCGCAAGCGTAAAAATCTCCCGGCGGCAGTCCGAAATCCGCCAAGCCCTCTCCGAACTCTCGGCGAACGATAACCTCACGGACGATCAACGCCGGTCGCTCGAAACACTCGACAAGGAATATCGTGACAATGAGGCCCGCTATCGCGCGGCGCTCATTGCCGAGGACACGGAACGCCGCGAGGCAGGCGCCGATCTCGAAACGCGTTCGGGCCGCGAATGGGCGAACTTGATGCGCGCCTTTGAGGTGCGGCAAGTCGCCAATTTCTTCGATGAGGGCCGCGCTTTGTCGGGGCAGACAGCGGAAATCGTCGCCGAACTGCGCTCGAAAGGCTCCTATCGCGGGATCCCGCTCCCGCTCGCCGCGCTCGAAACGCGCGCCGGGGAGACAGTCGCCAGCGGCACGCCCGATCTGAAATTTGTCGCGCCGTTCATCGATCGGCTCTTTGCGGCGGGCGCGGCCGCAAGGATGGGCGCGCAAATCGTCGCGATCGATGCCGGGCTGCAGGAATACCCGGTGACGACATCAAGCGTTTCAGCGGGCTGGCAGGCCGATGAAGTGTCGGCCGTCGCCGGGCCGACGGTGTTCGCGACCACCGATCGCCCGCTCGCGCCCGATCATACGCTCGGCGTCCAAATGAAAATCACGCGGCGGGCGCTCAAACAGTCGGGCGATGCGCTGGAACAAGCGGTCCGCCGCGACATGCTCGGCGCAATCAACGTCGCGATGGACAAGGCCGTCTTTCTCGGCACGGGCGCAACCGGCCAGCCGCTCGGCGTCATCGCGGGCGCGGCGACCTATGGAATCACGGCGACGGCGATCAATGCGGCGGCATCCTGGTCCGCCTTCCGCGCGGCGGTCGCACGCTTCCTGATCGCCAACGCGGCAACGGGTCCGGGCGACGTGCGGCTCATGATCCGCCCGGAAATCTGGTCGGTCCTCGACAACGCGCTGATTAGCGGGACGGCCGTTTCCGAATGGGATCGCCTGACGGCGCAAATCCCGGCGGCGAATGTCGTCCTGTCGTCGAACGCGCTCGCCGCCCCGGCGGGCGCGCCGGCGGAATCATCCGCCTTGCTGACGACGGCGGCGGGCGGCGTTGCGCCGATCTTTGTCGGCGTCTGGGGCGCAATCGACGTGATCCGTGATCCTTATTCGGACGCCGCTTCGGGCATGTTGCGCCTCACGGGCTTGATGACGGCGGACGTGACCATCTCGCGCGCGGCGCAGCTCGAAGTCTTGAACGAGTTGCAGTGATGATGACGGCTGACGGTCTTTCGTTCGGCGGGCATGGCGGCGACTTCGAAGTCCGCCAAGCCGGGGACGGCGCCACGCGGTTGCGTGGCCGCTTTCCCTATCGGCGACGCGCTGTCCTCTCTGACGGCGGGCGCCGCGGACGGCCGGAAAAGGAAGAATTCGACGCGAACGCCTTCGCCTTCCGGGTCAACGATCCGGAGGCGGAGATTCACCTTCTGGTCGGTCATCGCTTCGACAAGCCGCTCGCCTCGAAACTGTCGGGCACGCTCACCTTGCGCGACACGGCGGCGGCGCTTTCGTTTGAAGCCGTGATTACGCGCGCGATCGGCGAAACGTCTTTCGGAAAGGATGCTCTGGCCTTGCTGTTCGCCGGGCTAGCGACCGGGATTTCTCCGGGCTTTCGCTTGCCTCCGGTGCGCGCCGTCCCGCGTGAACAGGCGCAGACCATCCTTCAAGAGCCGGTCAATCCTGACGAAGGCATGATGGGCGCGGAAATCCGCATCATCCATGAGGCGCTTCTGTTCGAACTTAGCCTTGTGACCATGCCCGCCTACCCGGAGGCGCAAGTCGAGGCTCGCCGGTCGGCCCCTGTCATCCGGGTGAATTCCAAGCCCCCGGAATTCCTGCGGCGGTGGAGGTATTGATGGCGACGACGCTGAAAATCATCGAGACCGCGCCGGCGACCTATCTGGCGCTTTCAACGCCGGTCTCATTGCCCGCGGGCGTCAGCATCGATGCGGTCTGGCGGCGGGTTGAAGACTGGACCGCGCATCGCTGGGGCGCGCGTGACGCGGTGTTCACCGTCGAAGGGCCGGGCGAATGGCTTGCGCCGCTAATCCCCGCGACGTTCGGCGTCTCGGAAATCTGGCGGGACGATGCATGGGAATCGGTCACGTTGCGGCCGACGGCGCTTGGCGGCGTCCTGCTTCCTGAATGCGCTCATTACCGGATCGCGGCGACTGTCGGCGCCGGCGCGGCTCCCCCGATTGTCGAGGAAGCGGTGCGGCGGCTGGCGCAGTATTTCGCGAATGTGGCGATCAACGCGCAACAGGCGCGGCTCGCCAGCGGCTTCAAGATCGATGACATCGACGTGCAATTCGCGGAGCCGCATGTCGCATCAAAGGCGATGCGCGAATCCGGCGCCGCCGATCTGTTGCGCGCCTATCGCAACCTTGGGGCGGCGTGATGGGCTGGCCATGGCAAAGGCGGGCGGCGCCCGCGATCGAAAAGCGCGCGAGCGGGTCGGGCTTCACGGCCGAAATCATGGCGGCGCGCGAAAGCTATGTCGGCGGGCGACGCGGCGTCGGCGAACTAACCGCGACCGTTCAAAGCTGCATCTCGCTATGGGAGCACGGGCTTTCCATCGCGCAAGTTGATGGCGCGCCGATGCTGACGCCGCGCGTTCTCGCCATGATCGCCCGCGCGCTCGCGTTGCGCGGCGATGCGCTCTTTTTCATCGGCGACAATCGCTTGATCGCCGCCTCCGATTGGGACGTTTCAACGCGCGACGGCGAGCCCGCCGCCTATCGCCTTACGATCTCCGAAGCGGGCGGCGGCCGCACCGTGACGGCGCTAGCGGGCGAGGTTTTCCATGTCCGCATCGGGGCCGATCCGGTCGCGCCATGGATCGGTCAAGCGCCCTTGCGCCGCGCGGCATTGACGGCGGGCTTGCTTCACGCGCTCGAAAGCGCGCTGTGCGAGATTTTCGAAAACGCGCCGCTCGGCTCGCAAATTGTGCCATTTCCCGAAAGTCCGCAAACGGATAATGAGCGATTGAGCCGGGGCTTTCGGGGCCGTCGCGGCGCGGTCCTCTTGCGCGAAAGCGTCAACGTAACGGCGGCAGGCGGCGCAACGCCGCAAGCCGACTGGCGGCCGAACGATCTGTCCCCGGATATTTCACGAACGCAAACGGTGCAGCACCTCGCCGCCGCGCGCGAAGCCATTTGCGCCGTGTACGGTGTTTTACCATCTCTCATTGCGCAATCGACAACCGGTCCCTTGGTGCGCGAGGCGCAACGGCATCTCGCCGCATGGGTCCTGCAACCAATCGCCGAATTGATCGCGGAGGAAGCGCGATCAAAGCTTGGGGGTGATGTTGACCTTGACGTGATCTCGCCGCTGCAAGCCTTCGATCAAGGCGGGCGCGCACGGGCGCTCGGCGCTTATGTCGAGGCGATCGCCGCCGCAAAGGCCGCCAATCTATCCGTAGACGAATTGTCGGCGGCTTTGAAATTCATCGATGAGGGCACGCCGCGTTTAACATAGACACACGGGTCACGAATTGGCGGCCACTTCGCCGGTCGCCAAGCGTCAGCGGGCGGTGCGCCAAAATTACACCCGCAGCCGCGGCCGCTGACTGCATAAGCGGTGACGCGGCACCGGCCGTCTGCGGGGAATGATGTGGTAGAGAAATCAAGGCGTGGCATGTTGACACGCGATCTCAAACCGTCTCAATCTCAGTCACGAAAGACAACCGAGGCGCATGTAGTGCATCTTTCCTTGAATTCTAGTGACGTTGAGCGCGTCGCCAAAATAAGCGGCGAACGCATCCGCGATTTGCGGCGCCACGCTTTTCTCAATGATGTTGGGAGGCAGGACGACTCCGGGGTCTGGTCGTTCACCGTCATTGATGCGATTAAGCTCGCAGTTGCCGTCATGCTGCGCGAGGCGGGCTGGCCGCGCCCCGATGCGATCGCGCTGGGCGGCGTCGCTGCGGTTCCGCTCGCATTGATGGCGCGCGAAACGGCTGTGTGGGGCGAACCACGCGTTCTTTTTTCATGGCGACTTGCGCCGGGTATTTTCAAAAGTCCAATCGCTGGTTCCAGTTTCGCGGAATTCGCCGATGATCTTGATCGCCATATCGACCAGTTCGACCCGCGCTTCCTCACGGCACCCGCCGCCGTTGTCCTTGATCTGCGGCGCCTATTCGACGGTCTGACCCCGGAATTACTGCGCCTCGCAGCGCAGTGCGGGCAGGATGGCACACATTGAGCGTGGCACCGCCAATCGACCGTTTTCAAGGTCTCGGCCTATCGCGCGAAGCGGCGTCATCTTTCATTGGGGTAAGCGGGGGCACCTTTGACGCGATGGTGAAAGCCGGGACCATGCCGCCGCCCCGGCGCGTAGGCGCGCGCAAGCTCTGGGATCGCCGCGAAATCGAAGCGGCCTTCGCGGCGCTTCCGCGCGACGGCGAAGCTGCTGCAAACCCATGGGATGTGGGGTCTGCGGCGTGAAGCGTTTCCCGTTCATCCAAGAATATCGCGACAATCGTGGCAAGGTGCGGCGCTATTTTCGGCGCGGTGGCGTCCGCCTTGCGCTTCCGGGCGAGCCGGGGTCGGCGGAATTCAATGCAGCTTATGCGGCTGCGCTGGCAGGCGCTCCAATCAAAAAGATTCAAGCAGGTCCGAAGCCGAAAGTAGGGACGCTGAACGCGCTTATCGTCGACTATTACGCGTCCGAGCATTGGCGCGGCCTCAAAGCGAGTTCGCAAGCGCCGCGACGCTACATCCTCGAAAGGCTGAGAGAAAAACACGGCGAGAAGCCGATCGCGTTACTTCCCAAAGCCTGGGTCCAGTCGCAAATGACGAGCATGCGCGAGACGCCTGCCCAAGCCAACCGCTGGCTGCAAATGCTTCGTCAACTTCTCGACTTCGCCATCGAGGATGATTTGATCGAATCGAACCCGGCGCGGCTGGTGAAGAAGTTTAGGGAAGGCGCTGGTCACGAACCTTGGCCCGAAATCGAAATCGCCAAATTTGAGGTGCGGTGGAAGACCGGCACTAAAGAGCGCCTTGCCTTCGACCTCTTTCTTCACACCGGCCAGCGCATCGGCGACGTGGCGGCCATGATGCGCAATCACATTCGCGATGGGGCTATCCGCGTCGTTCAAGAGAAGACCGGCGCCGACCTCTCCGTCCCAATCCATCCTCAATTGCGCGCTTCGCTCGCGGCGGTTCCTTCAACCGGGCTCGCCCTCTTGCAACGACAAACTGGCCAACCCTATACGAAGAACGGCCTCGACAACTGGTTCCGCCGTAAGCGAGAGGCGGCCGGAATCGCACCTGGCCTGTCGCCGCACGGCTTACGTAAAGCGGCCGGACGGCGACTCGCGGAAGCGGGCGCGACTGCGCATGAAATCATGGCGGTTCTCGGCCACAAGACCTTGAAAGAGGTTCAGCGTTACACTGCTGACGCGGACCAAAAGCGCAATGCGGCAGCCGCCATGTCGAAATTGCAGCGAACGCAAACCGAACATCATTTGTCTAGCGCCGAGGCTGGTGTGTCTAGCGAGGAGGCTAAGCGCTTCAAATGACAAAGCATTTTGAAGATAGTGGAGGCCACGCCCGGAATTGAACCGGGGTACGAGGTTTTGCAGACCTCTGCGTCACCACTCCGCCACGTGGCCTCACCGACGCCCGCGGGAACCCGA